CCTACCAGCCTCTGGAAACTTTGATGGCACAAACGAAGCTACGATAGCTTATGGTGTTTAAGACCTAACAAAAAATAATTCTTGACAAAGAACTTGACGTTGGGTATAATACGAAAAGTCGGGGGGAATTTCTCCTCCCGACTTTTTGTGCAATTAAACTAGGAGAAAATATGAAGTTACAAGATTTAATGGTGGACACCAAAACAGCATGGATTGAGTTTCCTGGCTGCCCCGGGTTTGAAGTAAAAGTAGCAAATCTATCCCGCAAAGAACTTATTGCGCTTCGTAAGCGCTGTGTTCAAACCAAATTCGATCGCAAGACTCGCCAACCAGAAGAAATTCTTAACGAAGAGAAGTTTATTCGCGAGTTCTCAGAAGCAACTATTAAAGACTGGAAAGGTCTTAAACTTAAGTATCTTGAAGATCTACTTTTAGTAGACCTCGCATCAAATGACCCCAATACTACTCTGCCCTATGATGCCGATCAGGCAGAAATTCTTGTTCAAAACTCTACTGAATTTGATACTTGGGTAAACGAGGTCGTCTTTGACCTTGCCAATTTTCGTAGAGGAACAGAGAGAACTGCTGTGGCAGAGGATTGAGGAATGGCATAGACATTCCGCTACCGGAATGTCTAAGGAAAGGTATGTTACAATACAGGAAGAACTGGGTAAAGAGATTGACCCAGAAAAATGTCCCCCCGGCGTTGAAGACTTTCCTGATATCGTAATTGACGCACTCAATATTTATGATAGACTAGGAAACCGAGTATACCCTGATGTTGGGTACGTCGGAAAAGATTTCACAAATCTTCCTATTTATCTCAAACTATATCAAATAGACAATGTTGAACTATTAATGGAAATATTGTCTAGGCTTGACTCTCACGCAATTAAAACTTCTCAGCAAGAAATAAAGCGTGCGCACGACAAGTTAAAGAGAAAATAATGGCTGACGGTAAGGTACTTTTAGAAGTAGTTGTAGAAGGTAAAAACGTAAAAGTCGTTCAACGAGAAGTTGAAGGAGTAACCGAAGCCGTCAATGAAAATACCTCCGCTCAGCAAAGAAATGAAAAGGCTACTAGAAAGGCATCTGGCGCTGTAAGCGATGCTACTAAAGTTCATAAACATTATGATAGAGGGTTAAAAGGAGCATCGGGCTCTTCTTCTAGCGTATCAAAAAACTTCTCAAAAATGCGGGATGTCATGGGGGGCTCCTCAGGTTTAGTAGGGGCTTACGCTACACTTGCCGCAAACTTATTCGCCGCCACTGCCGCGTTTTCTGCCCTTCAAAAAGCTGCACAGCTAGAACAAATAAGTAGTGGACTAACCTATTTAGGTAAAGCAACTGGTGTAGCAATGGGGTCTCTTGCTAGTGGCCTTCAAAAAGCTACTGGCTATGGAATCAGCCTTGGCGATTCGATGAAATCGGTAGCCATGGTAACTACCGCAGGTTTCGACCCATCATATATAGAGAGACTTGGAAAGGTAGCTCGTAATACTTCAACTGCACTTGGAAGAGACCTAACTGACTCCCTCGATCGACTTGTACGAGGCGCTGTAAAATTAGAGCCAGAATTATTAGACGAACTTGGAATTATGGTTCGTATTGATGACGCGACTTCTAAGTACGCAGCAAGTCTAGGAAAATCAGCCGCATCTTTAACTACATTCGAAAAACAGCAAGCATTCATGAACGCTGTTCTCGAAGAAGGTGAGAAAAAATTTGGCGGTATTGGTGATTCTGTAGATATAAATCCATATGACAAGTTAGCTGCGAGTCTTCAAGAATTATCTAAAGTATTCTTAAACGTAGTAAACGTCGCGCTCAAACCATTTGTATCCTTTCTTGCCGATAATAAAATGATATTAGCTGGATTTATAGCGGTTTTAAGTAAAAGCGTTATAACTCAGGCTTTTGAAGCGTTTACAGATTTCTCAAAAGTACAAGCCGTTGTAGCAGGGCAGCAGAAAAATATTGCTGTAGCTGCGGATGCCGCTGCAAAAAGAAGTGTTGAAACTCAAAAATCAAAATTAAAGTTATTTGACTCTTCATTTGGTAAGTGGGGTAAAGAGCAAAATCTTTTATTAGAAAATGCAAAATCCGCAAAAGACTACGAAGCACTACTACAGCGAGCTAGAAAAACTTTAGCGCTGCGTCAAAGCGAAGCTGTACAAAATAGAACTTTAGATAAGGCTGCGGCGGCGGAAAGAAATAACTTTTTACTCCAAGAAATAGCTTCGTATGAAAAGTTAATCTTGCTTGAAAAGAGAAGAGCTATGGGGCTAGCGGCGGGCGCAGCTGGTCGTGCAGCACCTAGAAGAGAGACTGCTTTCTCAAGACTAAGACAATCAATAGCACCTACGGCTCCCGCAGTTCCTGCAAAAGCCGCCACAGCATCCTCAAAATTAGCAAATAGAACCGCAAAATCCCTGTCATCATTAGATATGGATTCGTCATTTGCAAACTATAGGCAGCAGCTTAAATATGCCGCCGCATCGGGCGAGCAGTATCGCAAATCAATGAAAGGTGTTGAGCAGGCAAGTTTAACTTCGTTTGCCCGAATAATACCTGGTGCAGGTCAAGCTACTGTAGCCATAAGATCTTTAGGCGGAGTTGCAAAAATAGCTGTAAAAGGCTTTTTTGCAATGATACCTGTTATTGGCGAATTTGTAATGATTGCCTGGACTGTATGGGAAGTTGTGAAAGCAATTTCAGATGCGTTTAAGTCTACAGAGACGAAGGCCTTTGAAGATGCACTTGAATCCGCAAAAACAAAACTAGGCGAAGTTTCGACCAATTCAAAAGAAGTAAATAAAGCTCTCGCGGGGCAATCAACTATAATTCGTAGCTATTCCCAGCTTGTAGAAGCACAATCAAATAATTTAAAAGAATTAAATAGTACTTTTAGTGACTTGGCTAAAAAAGCTGGAGATGCTGGCGACGGCTATTCTGATATTGTAGAACAAGCAAACAATGCTATTAAAGATAATGAGATATTAACGGAATCATTCAAAAAGCAGTCTGGCGGCCTAAAAACCTTAGAAGAGTGGAAAAGTAAAAATAATAAGACAGACGAAGAGACTGCAAAATTTGCTCTGCGAATTATTAAGGCAGACGATAAGTTATGGCACGGAAAATTAAATGTAATTAAAAGCGTAAAAGAAGCTACTAAGGCCACAACGGAGTATTTAAATTCTTTAAAGCAAACTTCCCCACTATCTAATTATGTTGACACAGTATTAAACATAGGTAAAGCCTTTGATTCTAGCGTACTTTCATTTGAAGAAGGCAGTGGGCAGCTAGAAGAATACTTACTTACTATATCTAATTTAAGTTTAGAACAATCCAAATTACTTGGGCTATCTACAAAACAATTTAATGACCTAAGACAGTTAGCTAGAGAATACGAGAATGTAAGTAAGTCTGTAGAGGCTTATAAAGAATTAGCAAGCCGGCCAGTAAATACTAGGTCTGCTAGAGCCCCTATCAATAAATTAATAGAGGACTTTAATAAAACAATAGACGCTGGGGCCCAGATAAAGGAAGTACCGGGATTTTGGGCAAGTGGTGCAACATTAGCCGAGGCTAGCCTTGATACTCAAATAGCGATTAATACTGAGCTATCTAAAGAAACAAAGAATTTAGACGATATTAAAAAGAAGACTGCTGAAATACTAAAAATAATTGGGCCTATTATACAAGCCAGAATGGAAGAAGCTAAAGATATTAAGTTATCCCTAACATATCAGCAACAAGTAATACCAATACTAGAAAAAATTAATGGGTTAAACGAAGAAAGAATTAAAGCTAGACAAGAAGAATTAAATATAATATCGGAAGTAAGAACTCTTGAAAATGAGATCAAAAATTTAAAGTCTGGCGGTTCTGGCATTCAATCTGCTCAACAGGCCTATGATATAGAAAAACAATCTTATGAAGAAAGACGGTCTCTTATAAAAGAGGAGACCGACTCTAAAATCGAACAATTAAATCTCCAAAAACAAAATCAAACTATAGAATTATCCATTCAAAGAATTAATCTTAGAAACACTCTTGCAAGTGGTAATTTGAATCAAGACGAGTTCGATCTTTTAAAAGCAAATTATGGCTTGATAAGCAAGAGACTTGGTTTAATTGATGATTCAAATGCTGAATTAGCTACGAGAGAAGAGATAATAGCTGCCGAAACAGCTTTAAACAATGTTAAAAGTCTTTTAGTAGAAGCTCAACTGGATGCTTTAGTAAAAGAAGGAAAATTAAGCGAAGGAGTTCGGAAAAAAGCTGAAGATAGTTTAAAGAAACTTGGAGAAGCTAGGCGCGATCAAGCTCTGGCCGAAGTTGACGCTGCAATGCAGCAAGCAGAAGTAAAATTACGCGCAGGTCAACTATTATCTGAGAAAGAAAAAATTCAAACAATAGAAGACATTTACGCTACAAAAATTAGGTCGGCACAGTCGGATAAAGAAAAAAGCTTGCTAGAGTTGGAGAAAAAGATAATTATTCTCGGCAATGCAGTAGATAAAGAAAAGTATCAAAATACCGTTGATGCTGCCCAAATCGAAATGGAAATTTTTAAGACTCGCGCTGATATTGAGCAAAAAATTATTGATAGTAAAAAGTCTATTCTTGATAATGAGTCAAAAATTCAAGAACAAGCTCTAATGCTTCAAAATTTTAAAAATCCAGCAATTGCTGAATATAAACTTACCATTGAACAACAGTATGCTCTTGAAGCTGAATCAGCTACTAGAAGAATACAACTAATAGAGCAAGAAGCTAGAATCAAAGAAGACACAATTAAAAGAGAAGAAGCTCTTCTAATCGCTCAAACAAATCTTCAAAGAGCTGAAATGGCTATAAGAATGGCTGATGTTAATACAAGAGCCAACAGAGAAGTATTCTCGGACGAGCAAGCAACATCTCTTCTAGCTACTTTTGATGAAGTTATTAGCCTTATCCCAACCTCTACAGCAGCACAAATAGAAGAAGTTAGGAGTGGTGCTATAGTAGCTGCAGGAGAAATTACTGGTAGTTTAGCTAAAACTGCAGAGGAAATTTATGGCTGGTCTAAAAATAATGTTGTTACTTGGCAGGGCATAAGCCAAGCATTTGGTGAAAGGTTAAAAGAAGACTTAAGAAGTTCTATTCCTCTTGTCAAACAAATGGCGAATGCTTTTGCAGACTCTGTAAATGCTGCTGTTGATGGCTTTGTAGACGCAATTGTAGAAGGTAAAAATATTTTTAAGGCTGTCGGGGATGCTTTCCGTAATACTCTCAGAGAGTCTTTTGCGGAAATGGCTAAGAATAAGCTAAAAGAAGGGATTGCTGCTATATTTGAGGCATTTAACCTCGGAGATATGTTTAAAACTCCTGAGCAAAAATCAGCAGAAGCCTCCAAAATAGCCGCAGAAGCTACTGCAAAAAATACTGGAGAGGTAAGAACAGCTACACAAAGTGCTGCTAAAGTTCTGGACGACTCCAAGATAACTTGGGAGTCTATAAAGACAGCTACAGAAACTACAACTCCAACATCAATAAATGAGTTGAAAAATTCGATTGACACTTCAGTAGTTACTGGGCTAACTACTATTAATGATACTTTGATTAATGTTGTTAATACTACTTTAACTACTATTAGTAATACTATGAGTAGCTTATTGAATAAACCTTGCTGCGAAGCACAGCAACCAGTTACTAGTGATCTTGCGGAAGCAGTTGGCGCGGCTATGCGAGCCGCCCCCGCTTCGGTATCGACGCAGATGGCAACTGGCGGTATGATCTCTGGCCCAGGCGGCCCAAAAGATGATAGAATACCCGCCATGCTTTCAAACGGTGAGTTTGTAGTAAATGCAAAAGCAACGCAAGAAAATTTAAAATTATTGCAGGCAATTAACTCTGGTAACTTACCCGGCTTCGCCTTGGGTGGCGGCCCAGTTAGGCGCGGTGTCTCTCTATACCATACTAAAAGGAACGCAAAGGAGCTTAAGGAAGATCTTTCGTCTTCTGGAATGTATGCTATAGCCGCTGAAGCCCTAGGTCAAATATGGGGGCCTGCTGAAAGTGCTGTAGAGGCTATTGGTCTGCGAGAAGTTTTGAAAGACCCAATGTATAAAGTCAGCTTAAAAGAAGCTGTGGACAGATATATTATTAATAGCACAGAGTCTAAAGAACTCGGAAGATTAATGGGGGGAAGAGTCGCCTTAGGCGCAAAAGATATAAGTGTAATGCTTGGAAGATTAGCAACTAAAGTTGTTGGTCCACTTATGTGGTTATGGGATTCTTATAAATTTGGTGAGTGGGTTGGAAACTGGCTAAACGAAAATACAGATATACAAGCAAAACTTGCTACTGTAATAGACGAAATGACCGGTATGGCTCCTGTAACTCCAAAGTCGCCCGGAATGAGCCCACTAGGTAGAGCTGCTGGTGGTATGATATCAGGTCCTGGGGGGCCGAGAGATGATAAAATACCTACAATGCTTTCGAATGGAGAGTTTGTAGTTAATGCCGCCTCGACAAAAAAATATCTGCCCCTATTGCGTGCAATAAATACTGGCACTATACCAAAACTTAAAGATGGCACCCCATCAAGTAATATGACAGGTACTCCGCTGTCTTGGGGTACAAAATCTACTAAAATTTTAGTTAATACTAGTTCGGCTACCGCCCAATCAACCGCAGCTATAGCCGGGTCAACTCAAAGTACAAATGAGTCAATAAATGCCTGGGGTAAAATACAAAAGTTTGCCATAGATAATCTTGGTACAGTAATCGCTGCCGGCTTTACAGGAATGGCAACTGCAATTTCTTCTGGTGCAAGCCCGAAAAAAGCTTTTATGGGCTCCGTGCTTGGAAGTTTGGGTGGTGCTATAGGTGGCGCAATCGGTGCTATGGCAGGGCCAGCCGGAATAGCTTTTGGCTCTCAAATTGGTGGAGCATTAGGTGGTGGACTTGCAAATAGAGAATTTGCACAGGGAGGAGTAATGACTTCTTCCGGCCCGATGCCTCTTGAGAAGTATGCAAAAGGTGGAATTGCGCGTGAACCACAACTTGCCCTATACGGCGAAGGTAGAAAGCCAGAAGCATATGTTCCTCTTCCAGATGGTCGCTCAATACCAGTATCAATGAGCGGCGGTGGAAATGTCAATAATGTTTCTGTGAATGTTTCAGTCGATAATCGTGGTGGTACACAAACTCAAACACAAGCTGGCGGAAAAGATAATAGTGAAGAGTATTCACGTCAACTTGGTGTCGCGATTTCAAATGCTGTGAAGCAAGAGATGCTTAATCAACAAAGACCTGGTGGTCTGTTATATAAAGGTAGAAGATAATGGCAGAGTGGACTTATGTACCCGATAGAGCATTTAGTAAGTCAAGTGCACCTCGTATTCGTGAAGTAAAATTCGGCGACGGCTACAGTCAGCGTGCACAAGATGGTATTAATTACATGAACGAAAGTTGGAGTCTTACTTTTGCAAACCGTTCTTTTACAGACATTTTTAATATGGAATCTTTTCTTGAGACAAAAGGTGGAAATACTGCCTTTACATTTCAACCCCCGGGAGAAATCGAAGTAAAAGTAATTTGCAGAACTTGGGATGCAAGTACTTTGTACCATACAGGAGTTAATTCTACGTCTATTGGTACACTTACAGCAACATTTGAGAGAGTATACGAATAATGGCATCTCCACAGAATTCCATATTAGAAGAAGTATATAAGTATAATCCATCTTCTGTGGTGGAATTATTCCAACTCGAGCTTAGTCCACTTCAATCATATTATCCTACTATTAACCCTATTGTTTATAGATTTCATAACGGGTATAATGAAAACTATGGAACAACTAGCCCAAACGTTGAGTGGAATAGCGCAAAATTTACGGGCCGTCCAATTCAAATGGAAGGAGTACAATTCTCGTCTTCCGGTGAGATACCGAGGCCAACTCTTACTGTAGCAAACCATGATCTATTATTTACTCAACTGAATAAGGCCTACGCAAATCTTGTAGGAGCAAAGATACGAAGAATTCGTACCCTTGTAAAGTTTCTTGATAGTGCAAATTTTAAAACTCGAAATTTATTAATAAATACAGAAGCATTTGACACTTGGACACAAGATGTAGACGCAAACACTACAGTAACTTCTAATGCTACAACTGCTCCAAATGGCAGTCTGACCGCCGATAAGTTATTTGAGGGCACTGTCACAGCGAGCAACCATGGAGTTACAAAAGATTTTACTGTTACGGCAAGTAATGTAAATGTCTGCTGCTCAGTTTATGTAAAAGATGCTGGTAGAACTAGTGCTGCTATTAGGTTTAGAAATAAAGCAAACAGTGTTTCTGGCAAAACTTTTAGTTTAGTTGACATGGGTACAGTGTCCTCTACTAGTTTTGGCACTGGTATTTTGGGTTCTGGTATTCAGTCGGTCGGTAATGGATGGTATCGTTGCTGGATAGTTTGTTCGTCGGGTACGGGAGCAACTACGCCTCAAATTCAAATTTATACCGACAATAATACAGATGCTACATCTGTTTCTTATGCGGGAACGGTGAACTCCGGTATATTTGTTTGGGGCGCCCAAGCAGAGATTGTTACAAATCTTACCCCAACGCTATATCAAGCAGTAGGGGCAACTGCGGGCAATCCAACAGCTGATCCAAACGCAAAATTTCCAGATGATGTTTATGTAATTGACCGAATGTCAGAAGAAGTTCCCGGACAGATTACATATGAACTCGCACCCGCATGGGACGTTGAAGGAGTACAACTTCCTCGACGTCAAGTAGTTGCTAATATATGCCCATGGGTCTATAAGGAAGATCCATGTAGCTGGAAAACTGTTGGAGTTACTTCAGTAAGCTCACCAACCTCTGGAACTGTTGGAGGAAGCGCAACTCTTACTTCCGCCGCTATATCTCCAAATTCTACCACATTAAGAGTAAATGGAGTAACTGGCACTATAAAATTAGGAATGAATATTACAGGTCCAGGCGTAAGTAACCCGAGCACCAGAATAGTAAGTCAAGTATCAGGTACCGGAGGGGGAATTGGAAACTATACTCTTAATAAAATAGCTAATGCTCTTTCTATAGCTAGCCCCAACCTTGCAACATCTTCTGGAACTTATACTAAAGTTCCAGTTAAAAGTACTACCGGAAGCGGTAGCGGCGCTCTTTTAACAATTACGATTCCTGCTTCACCTAGCTATGGTGATGCTACAGTTAGAGTTTCTAATCCTGGCGGAAATTATGCCGTATCAGAAGTTCTTACAATTGACGGATCATATGTTGGTGGATCCCCTATTACAAACGATTTAACTGTAACTGTAACTGCAGTAACTAATCAATTTTTTGATGAGTACGGCAGCCCTGTCCCTATTTTAGCTAGAGACCGTTGTGGAAAGACATTAACCTCTTGCAGAGTCAGATTCGGACCAAGAGCATTACCATTTGGAGGATTCCCCAGTGCTGGACTTTACGGAAAACCTATTTAAAACTTTGCGGGATAAGGCGATATGTACAGATGAAGAAATTTGTGGTTTTATACTTAAATCTGGGGAAATAATTGAACTTGAAAATATTGCAGAAGATAAAAAAGAAACATGGATGATTCACCCGCTACATTTTTTAAAGTATAAAAAAGAAATAGAGTGCATATATCACTCTCATCCAGAAGGCGGAGAACCTTCCCCAGAAGATAAGATAGGATGTAAAAGAATTAATATACCGTTTTTAGTAATTAGCCTGCCAAGCACGCTCTACTATATCACTCCAAAGGAAGAAACATGCTTACAGTTCGACTTCATGGACATTTAGAAGAAAAATATGGAAGCGAATTTAAATTCGCAGCCGCTACTGTTCGTGAAGTAATTGATGCTTTACAAGCAAATTTTGATGATTTTACGGAAGAATTTATTAAAGATCAACGAGCATATAATATATTAGTAGATGCCGAAGCTCAAGAAGTCGGTAAGTGTTTAGTACCCATAAAAACAGACTCCACTATAGATATTATACCAATTATTGGTGGAGCTGGATTTTTAAAGGGAATTGGGCTAGTTATACTTGGAGCAATCTTAATAATTGCTACTGGGGGTACTGCTGCTGGTTTTATGGCTGGTGCAATTGGTGGTAATCTTGGGGCGGGATTTGCAGCAGTAGCGGCGGGGGCTAGTTTTAGTGCCGTAGCGGCAACAGGATTTGCGGCGGCTGTAGGAGGTGCTCTAGCTGTAGCTGGATCCGCAATAGGATGGGGACTTGCACTAGCCGGAGTTGCGTCACTACTCGCGGGTCCCGACGGGCCCGACGGTGGTGGCGCAAAGTCGTCAACGCTCAACCAATCCGAAAATATTGTTGGTCAAGGAATGCCTATTCCTGTTGGGTATGGGCGTATGATGGTAGGAAGTTTAGTTCTTTCCGCAACTTCTACCTCTTCCTATAGTGAAACTTCAAAAGCTTGGACATATGAAAACACACAATTAGACACATGGCAGGATGTACAAATGAATACGGGCCCCGCTGAAAATGTGAGCGGGGGCACTACGAAAAGTGATGGCTATGTTACTCCAATAACTGTTTACCCTGGGTTTACGGAAACCCAACTTGCCGAAGTTAATTCATTAAACGAATCTTATATCGGTGGTGGTACCTATGAAGTCGTAAATACAACAACTCCTGCAGGCACAACCGCTGTTTCTGTTTATACTCCCCCAAAATTTTCTGGAGTTTATACAAAAGACTGGGGAATTAACCATAGAGCCAATAAGGAATAAAAATGCCCGGAGACAGAGATAGAAGAAATAGAGGAGAGGACTATATTAGCTCTACAGCAGTAACAACTAGTTATACTGCTGATATTGCTACTCAGGTTGCTGCAGCAGGGGGTAGCGGTACTGGTCAATCAGGAACTTTCATTACAAGCCAAATAATTGACGCAATTTGCGAAGGCCCAATAGAAGGTTTTCCAACTGCTAATGAGCCCATGAAATATATTTTCCTTGACGGAACGCCCGTGCAGTCCTACTCAGGCTCTTTTAATACTGGAGCTTTAAGATACGAATTCCGAAATGGTACAACGGACCAAACCGTACTATCTCAGTATACTCTAGTAGGCTCTGTAAAAGCCCCAAACTTTCAAGATGAGATTCTACGAAACAATGCAGTTATTCAACAAGTTCAGATACGAGACGATACTGATGGAGCATACCCTTTGGTAGAAGCTGTAGCTTTTACTTTTAGTTTTCCAGAAGGTATATTTCGTCAAAGAAGCAGTGGAGGAAGAGAAGGCACTCCTATTGGGTTTACTATTGAAATTAATAAAAAATCCAACGCAGATCCAGCGTACTGGGTAAAAAGAGTTACTTTTGATCAAAATGATCTTGAATTAACTAATTACCCTTTTGAATGGACATTTATAATTGAGATACCCCCGGGCTGGGCGGCTCCTAGGGATGTGCAAAAATACGCGGAAGCGGACAAAGCAGATGATGTTATAACTTTTCGAATTAATAAGTTTAATGAAGATATAACAGATAATGACCGTGCCCACAGTAGAATGTTTTTGAAAAATTATGCTGTTTATTCACGAAATCAGTACACATATCCGTACACTGCTCTAATGGGTTTAACCATTGATTCTAAAAATTTTGATGGGTCTATACCGAGTAGGATGTATGATCTCAAGTTACTAAAGGTTAAAGTTCCAAGTAATTATAATCTCGTATTTGATAAAAAGGGAAAAGTAATAGAGAGAAACTATACTGGACAGTGGGATGGCACCTTTAAAGATGGAGTGTGGACCGATAATCCAGCTTGGTGTTTTTACGACCTTGTAACAAATACTCGTTATGGGCTAGGAAAGTACATAGATAGTAGTCTATTAAATAAATGGAAGCTTTATGAAATTGCAAAGTATTGCGATGCAGTAGTTTCAGATACTAGACCTGGTGCAACTCCTAATAGTTACACGTTCAGTGAGACTGCAGGTCTTGGCGGCGTTATATCCGGAGCGGGTACTCGAGCCGTAAAAGAGCCTCGTTTTACTTGCAACATGTTAATTTCTTCGCGAGAAGAAGCATACTCCGTTATACAGCGTATGGCGTCTCTTTTTCGTGGAATTGTATTCTTTCAACAGGGAACTCTTGAAGTTATGCAAGATCGTCCCTCTACTCCCACATATTTGTATAATAATACAAACGTAATAGGCGGAACGTTCTCTTACTCTTCTTCAAGCATAAAAGCTAGGCATACTGTTGCAATTGTTAAATGGCTAGATCCAGACGATCTATACTCAGAAAAACTAGAATACGTGGAGGATTATGATGGTATTGCTAGATACGGTTATAGAGAAATTGAACTTGATGGATTTGGGTGTACCTCAAAGGGGCAGGCTCGGCGAATCGGCAGGCATATATTAATCACTGAAAAATTTGAGCTAGAAACAATTTCATTCAAAGTTGGTATGGAAGGAGCTGTAGTAACTCCAGGAAATTTAATTAAGATCAAAGACTCTTACCGTCAGGTTTATCGTGCTGCTGGCAGGGTTGCTTCCGCGACTTCTTCATATGTTACACTTGACAAAGCTATAACTGTTCCGTCTGGAGTTACAGGTGTTTCTTTGTGGCTGCAAACTGCAAAAGCTAGAGATTATATTGTAGATGAGGGTACGGCAGCGCCAATTAATACTGGAACTACTTTACGTCCTACCCTTACTTCTTATTCAATTACAGTTCCCACTTCTACGGTATCAAATCTATCACCAACCACCGTGATTTCTCCTATTCCAGTAGCTGGAAATATTTGGGGCCTAAGCTATACAGAAAGTGGAGATGTCGAAAATACTTCTGTGTATAAGGTTTTGTCTGTAGTTGAGACAAATTCATACGAGTACGAAATTACGGCTCTACAACATTATTCCACAAAATATGATGAAATAGAAACATATGAGCCTATTCAACAATATAAGCCAATTCCTTTAAAACTATTTACTCCTCCGCCTACATCTGGAAATTGCAGCTCAAAGTTTAATGGTACCTCACACGATATTAGGGTTTCTTGGACGTCTGACAGGTATATTTCTGGAACCCAGTATAAGTTGGCGTTAGTTACATCGACACAGGAACGCGTAATATACGCAGGTACTGATACAAGTTTTGTATATAAAAATGCTTTGCCAGGTACATATTATTTTAGAGTATATTCTGTAAACCAAACAACTTTTACTACTAGCGACGCCTTAGTGCTTGGCCCTGTTAGAATTAAAGAAGTTATGCCTCAGAATAATTTTGATTTCTTCAACCAAACAAAATTTAGTTCCGACTATATTACTAATTCTTGGCCTGACGATATTTTTCCAAATGACCCAGTTAAATATGAATTATGGAGATCATCCTCTAATAGTTTAAGAACTGCAGTAAGCTTAAGCCCCACAATTGGGGGAATTAACTATGGTACAAATACTCTTAAATTAAATGGATTTGATCAAACTATTCTTACTGGTAGTCCAGATCAGTATTACATAGAAGTTCCGTTATATCCTTATATTAAGTATGGCGCTGCCTCCCCAAATACTGGGGGTCCAGTTACTTCGCCCGGTAGAATTGTACTAAATACAATTGAAAAGCCGAATATAAGTATAGGCGATAAAATTGTAAATGCCTCTAAAAGAGTTACTGTGAATGTTACTGGTATTACTCAGTCAAAAAATATTGAGGGTAAATGGACAACAATAATATCTCCAAGTGCATTGATACCATCTCAAGCAGAAAATGATATAATTTATGCCTATAAAGGAGTGGCAGGAGTTCAGCTAATCCAAACTCAACCTTCTGGTGTAATAAAGCAAAAAACTTTTAAAACTATAGCGGGTACAAGTTCATCTAATATTGTAGTTACTTCTCCGGATACAATTACAAATCTAGCTGCTGGCGATGTAATTATAAATCGTTCAAGAAATGCTGGCTCAATAGTTCAGAGTGTAACTTTACCAAATACATTTGCTATTAGTCCAATAATTACGGGGCAAACCGCCGATGATACTATTGCTTATTATCAGTCAAGCACCCGAGAGGCTAGAAAGCTATATAAATACTCTATAGATTTATTGGGAGAAGCTTTTGGCGGTAATGCTATAAATGTACTTAGCTATGACAACACTGATTATGCTCCAACCCCCATAAAATCTATAATGGTAAATGTAACAAAAGGAAAAGCTGCCCAAGTTATTTTTTCTAGCATTAAGCCTGGTGGAATACTAAATGTAGCGACAGTACCCGCGCATAGCCCAAATATAGCAGACTTAGATCAAGTAATTTTCTTTGAGAGAGATGAGGTTTATACTCCATCAATTTTAACACATATTCATCCTACTATTGGTATTACAACTGGAGAAACTAGCCCAGCTGGAGTTACCTGCACTACTTCTATCTTTACGTCCGCTCTAAAAGGGGATATACTTGTTAATGCAACAAGAAATAATAGTTCGGTAATTTTAGAAAAAATAAGTAATACTCAAGTTACTCTAGTAGGCTCCTTAGATTCCTCTCTCGTTATTAATGGACAAACAGCTGGAGACGAAGTATTTTTAGTCCCAGGCTCTAGTATGAGTTCGTTTGTAGAAGAGCTATCTTATGCTCATCCAACAGTAAGAACCGCGGAAGCTTCTACAAGCACCAGTCAAGTTGTAGTTACGAATGGTTTTTCTGGAGTTACTTCATCTTATATACTTTATAATATGACAAGAAATCAATATGCATCTGTGTCTCCAAATACGACTAGTAGAATAAGTGTTTCTCCGTCTATTACAGGCCAGACAACTGGTGATAGTATTTTTACATTCTTACCCGGTAATGTATCCCCAACTTTTGTAACTGCTCCCGACGGTGCTTTTTCTTATGCCCGTGCAGGTGATATATTTTATAATGTTACTAGAGACGATATGGCCACAATTAAGGATGTCGTAACACTTAGAGGAATACTTGATAAAAAAATAGATAGGGTTATACTCTCCACTCCTATAGCAGGTCAGCGTGCTGGCGATGAGTTTCGTATTGTTCAAGGATTCTTTAATTCTGGGATAAAGAGTAAAACAGACAATGGTACAAGTGATCTTATTGAGGTTGAAACTATATCAAATTTAGAGCTTGGCGATGAAGTTAGAATATATCAATACGGCGCATCTAAAGTAGGGACAACCGCTGGCAATACGATTACGGATACCGGCTTAACTCAGTCTACAACATATTATTACTGGATGCGTCCAGTTAGCGCGCGCCTTCCTTTTGTGGGCGGAATATGGAAGCCGAGCAGAACAACGGGAGATTCTGCTACTACGATTCCAGTAGATCTTGGAAATTATAACACGTCAAACGATAATAATCCTAACGCAATAGCGCCTTCTGTGGTAAGCCCGACTGGGATATCCCTAGTAAAGATTAATGATGACAGCACATCCAATATTAACTTAAATTGGAATTGGACGGGCGATCCTGCGTCTATTGATGGATTTGTGGTATACTTTTGGTCAACTAATAGTTCTACTGACATATCACCTCTTTCTAACAATGACTTTGTAAAGGCCGTGTCCACATACAGTATTCCTACGAATCAAAAAGTGCCAATTTCAAATATTACATATGTAGGAACAGCTGTAAATATTACTACTGCAGGCCCGCATAATCTATCCAATGGCGATACTATTAAAATAATAGGCGCAAAAACAGGGTCAGGTACCGCATCTCCAATGCCGTTCGTTAATACTGCGGGGACTGCTACATTTACTGTTTCTCCAAATGGAACAAATACTTTTGCGTTTACCGCTTCTGGTACACCTACAGGAACATACAATGCTAACTCCGGTAGAATGATACCTTGTAAGTATAAGTATCAAATTAGTAATTTAACTTCAAATTATTTTTATAATGGTTGGGTTCAGCCTTACAGAACCGTAAATACAAATATTAGCGAGAACGGCGTACTGCTGGGATCTCCAACACTGATAGCATGAGGTCTATATAATGCCAAATTTTCAACCGTCTTCCGTAATTAATTTCACTGGTAGCATTGCAGGTAGTCCGGCGGCTACTGTCGCTTCAAACGCTGTTAGTGGTTTAACCGCATTTAACGATACTACTACCTTTAGAGATCCTGTTATACCAAACGGCACTCTTAGTGTTTTTAGCCCAAATTCTGGAACTGCGACTCAAGATGGCAATGTGGTTGTAAATATTGATTACACATATAATGACGGTGCTAGAGTAGCAGACTACTATATTATATTTTACAAACAGGGCGGCGGAACGGTTTCTCCATCAAATCCGTGTATAATAGTAAACCCATCTTCTGGGGCGGCATCCTCCGCAAGAATAAATGTAGTTCCAGGCTCTCCCTATACGTTTGCGTTTAGTTCTGCTAGAGTAACTAAAGATGGAGTAAGAGCTAGTTCTCCACAAAACCAAACAGCTAGAACTATAATAGCGGGTAACTACACTGCTAACATCGCGGGTATCTCTGCATCTTCCATAGCTTCCGCAGGTAAGACTGTTGTAGCAACTATTGATAAACAGGCAATAAATTATAGCGTAACTGGAGCAGCAACCCCAACCAGTATTAATATAACCGCAACCACACAAAATATTACAAACCCGTTCTATACTTTCTATGTGGATGCGGGAGCAGGCTTTAGTCCAGCACAAACGAGAAGCGCGGATAACTCTTTATCTTCGTATACTTTTATACCCCCAGTAAATACAGCTTATCAGTATAAAGTAGATGCCCACGAAGGAAACGTCGCAACTGTAGCTGCTTCTGATTTTGTTACTGTATATGGATTAGCTAGTGGTTCCAATGCTCTTACAACAATTATGAGTAATGAATCGCATTCGATACCCGCCGACTCAACTGGTTCTCCAACTAGTTATGCTGGATCAGGTACTACTATACGACTTTACGAAGGCGCTACAGAACTTACATATGTAGCTTCGGCGCCGGCCGCTGGACAGTGGACTGTTATTGCCAGCCCGACAAATATAACTA